CCTATCATTTCAGTGTACTTCTCAGTACCGCCAGCTATATCTTTTAGTTGACTAACTTGCTTCTCAGTAACAACTGCGTTCTGATTATCTGATCTATACTGAAGATGCATCTGGGCTAAAGCTTTCGGATCCATATCACTGAGTTCCTTCATGGTCTCATCAGTGAATTTATCTTGTGATTCATCCCAAAGTTTGTCTAAGAAGCTTACATCTATATCTTCTGCTTCTTCTTTCTCTTCTTTCTCTTCTGGTTCTGTTTCCTTAGGTTCTTCTGGTTCTTCAGAAGGTTCTTCTTTAGGTTCACCAAGTTTCTTTTGTAACTCGATGTAACCTTTCTCTAGGTCTTCAGCATCTTTAAACTTACCAGCTAGTAGTTGATTCTGTTGTTCTTCTAGTGCTTCACCTACCTTGATACTTTCTTGTTCTTCTGGTGTGAATTCTCCTTCCTGTGGTTCAGCAGGATCATATGTTAGTGTAGCCATTTTGGGTGATAACTTTTAGTTTTCCGAGTCCCACGGTTTTGATAGTGACAGGTGACCCCAGTTGAGGAGTCCCTACTTTATCACGTGGTGAGTATTTCATTCTTGTAGGTTCTTTAATAGCTGTTGGTTTCTCTTTAACTGAACCTTTACGTTGGGGTTTGGATGGTGTTTGTTTATCCATAGTTATTGTTGTTGTTGTTGGGCCATCTGCATTTCAGCTTGCATTTGTTTCTGTTCGACAGCTGCCATAGCAGGAGCATTCTGCTGCTCTTGCATTGCCATCTGTTGTTGCATCTGTTGCTGCTGCTGGCCTTGTATCTCTTGCATACTCTTCACAAGGTTGAGTACATCGATACCTGAAGCTGCTGCTAAACGCTTGATGACTTCATCAGGGTTGATGAATTGTGCAATAGATTCTGGTCCCATTGTTTGTGCAATGGTTTGTAGGAACATACCTAGACTTTCCCTGTCTTGTCCCCGTCCAAGAGCATTTATACCTGCTACAATAGTAGGCTTAACTACATCTTTAGGGATAGGAGGAATGATCTTATTTTTCTGCAGTACAGACAACTTACGGTCTAAATAAGGTACAAGGAACTCAACAGTAAGTAGACTGAATAGTCCTCCTAGTTGTTGTTCTAGTTCCATCTGTGTCATCCGTACTTCTTCTGCAGTAGTACGTTCTGACTGTCTTACACTAAGGATAAGGAAAGCTTCACTTAGTCTCTTCTCTAATGTACCTGCTGCTTGATAAGCAGTTTGGAAGTCTGCTCCCTTTCCTACTTGTATAACACCAATATCTTCAGGTCTTCCCTGAATGATTGCACCGTTCCCTGCAGCCGCCAGAGTGGCTGGTTTAGTACTAGCTGAAGGTGATACAGTAAAGACTACTTTAGCAGCTGCTGCAGAGCCTTCTACAAGGGCCTGAGAGAGTGCTTCAAGGGACTTAAGATCCCCCATAAACTCTTCTACTCTTCCTCGTCCATATCCTTCACCGTCAACAGTGTTGAATCTTAGTGGAAGCCAAGGTGTTACATTTACTGGTGCTTTACTTAATGACTTAGGAATGACTTTATCGTATACCTCTTGATGCCAGTGGACTCTGTTGTTCTTAACCTTTACATGTGTGTAAACATCACAGTCAGCACTGTCATTGTCATCGTCATCATACCCATTCATCTGCCCTGCCTTAAGGTCAGGAACTAAATCTTCAATTAATTTTTTGTTGATACTTTCTTTGGTTACGATCTCTATTACATTACCGTTACCATCTCTATCTATTACATAGCGATTTAGTGGGAATAGCTTAAGGCCATCCTTACCCATGAAGATAAGAGCATTGCCTGATACAACCAGGTGTTTCATTGCCTGATGTACAACAACTCTATCATCAGAAGCTGCAATGGATTCAAGAATAGTCCGCTCTACCTTTGCAAACGCTAGGTCTAACTCTGACTTAATCTGTGGTCCATATTCTCCTAACTTAGATTCATCTACTTGTAGTTTAAAGAAGCTAGTCTGTGGAGGTAGTAGTGATAACATTAGCTTTGCCGCTAGTGTTACTACTCCTTTAGCACCGACTGATTGCCAAGGTGTGACTAGTTTATTGACACCTGTAGCATTATCATCTTCCCTTACTAAGTAAGGAATGGTTAGTTCAGAAGCTTGCTTAGCTATGTTTAAATATTGAGAACGGTTACTTGATAATACATCGTATCTTGTTTTAGCGCTCATTATAAATTAAGTGTTGATGGATTGTTTCCTTTTGCCATAGAAGTTATGCTTAAAGCTGATCTTTCATATGGCCTTCTAAGTTGACCTGTACCCCTACCACTTCCTCTTTTTTTACCTGAGGTTTTTAATCCTTTACCTTTGAATGTTGCTGCACCTGAAGCACCTAGTGTACTGCTTCCACCGATACGCATAGAAGCTAACATGTCGCTTTGTGTAGCATCTGCAGCTGCCTTCCTTGCTGCTGCTTCCTCATTTGCCAGTCTTGTCCTTAGGGCACGGTCATCTCTTGCATCCTGTTGCCTATTAAGTTCTCTCTCTGCATCTCTTTTTACTTGAGCATCATATCTTTCTGTATCTTTCTCTGCTTGAGCAGCATCTCTCTCTACTTTAAGGTCGTTATAATATTGAGTCATTGCTCTATCCCCCATCATCATACCAGAACGTCCTGATTGAATCTCATCGAATATATCTTGTGGTTTCCAATCAGCACCCTTAGCTGCTTCGTATGATTTCAAACCAAAGTTACCGTATTGACCTTGGTACTGGCCAAGGGGATTCTGGTCTGAATACATCCCAGGTGCACCTTGAAGTATTTCCGTTCTAAGTTTCTCATTAGCGTAACCCCTGCTGCTATCGAGTGCTCCTTCTTTTTCTAATTGCTGCAATGCAACTTTAAACTGTGACTTGCTCATGGAAGGATTAGCCTGATTGAACAAGGTCCAACTGTGTCTGTTGAAGTTGAAATTTGCATTAGGATCACCAGCAGTTGTGTAAGGTGATGCAATGTTTGTGTAAGTCATAATTAATCTCCGTGTAAATCTATTGGTGCAATACTTTCCGGTGTGTTGTTCTTATTAAGTGCTCTGCGTATCCATATAAGTGTCATAAGATGTTGGACCTGATATAGTTTCAGTAGATGTATCTAGTTCTGGATAACCTTTAGGTGTGGCATATGTTCTGCTACTAGGTCTAGCGGTTAATAAATTAAAGTTATAATGTACATCCATCTCTTTAGGTGCTTCAGGTGCTTTATCTAAACCATAGTGTTCCCAGATGTCACCTTCAATACCGTAGTCAGAACCTTCAGGTCCTCGTCTGATGATTGGTGCATCATTTAGATCAAAGACACTTACCGTATTGACGAGCCATTGATGTATGTTATCTAAATGATCAGTAATACCACTGAATGCCCCAGGATCAATACCCCAGGCTCGCCTGATGGTATCACCGGAGTCTCGTCCAGGAAACTCGTTGTCGGCACGACCTTCACCATATGCGCCAGAGGAATTCATCCCTTGAACTATTGCCTGTTGGGCAGGTGTAAGAGTAGCCCATTCTGCACTGGCTGCAGTGAATGCATTAGGAGTATTCATGTAAGCCGCTGCTGCTGCATAATCTTCTTGTGATCCAACCTGTGTAAGAGTTTGTGCTACCCAATCAGTCCAACTAAGGCCACCTGGTAAGCCAAGCGCTTCAGCAGCAACCTCATATATTGGGTTATCCATAACATCCCAGAAGGATGCAGGGTTGACCTCCACTGTAGACATCCCTTCTATTTGGGAATAACCCAACACACCTGGTCTTTGCATCTCGTGGGCATGTTCATCCCAACCAACAGGTAAACCTTCAGGTGTGACATTATACAAGGGTGCTGGAAATTCTCTCCAACCGTCCTGTGTCCAAGTTCTAGTAGGCCAACTCATTTTTCATCCTCCATTCTTTTAATTAGCCAGTCTATCACTGATTGTTGACCGGCAGTGTACATTATTAGCGACACCGTATCCGTCGGGGTAGGTTCGCGTGGTGGAAAGACC